TGGTGGTCATGAGGGCGACTCTGATTTTTCAGATATCAGAGAATCAGAAGCTCGTTGGATACCATTACAAAATGACACAACTTGGATATATGATCGGTTTGCTTTTATCGTCAGACAATTGAATGGTCAGTTCTTTAACTTTGATATCTCAGGATTTATTGAAGACTTTCAATACACAACATATTATGGTGACAAAAAAGGTCACTATGACTGGCATGTTGATATGGGAAATAAATCTAGCACTTCTCCAAGAAAACTTTCTCTTGTAATGCAATTATCAGATCCTGATGAATATGAGGGTGGCGAATTACAGTTGATGAGTTCAGCCAATCCGACAACAGTCGAAAAGAAAAAAGGGTTTATTGCAGTTTTTCCTTCTTATATGCTGCATAAGGTAACTCCTGTTACAGCCGGAACAAGAAAAAGCCTTGTTATTTGGATTGCTGGACCACCGTTCAAATAATATAAATAGTTGATGAATAGAGACAGAATGCAGCTCGTAATGGAATGTTACGACAACTTACCATATGAGCTGAGAAATTGGATTGCAGATTTGCATTTCAGTTTACATGACGATCATATACTACGAGGAAGAATAGAAGTAGGTAATTGTAAAATTGATATTGAGAGTGGTGGTAATGTAACCTATCTTCCAGGAAATGGACAGAATTAAATGGAAACGTATACATTTACAATCTTATCAGCAAATACTGAAACAAACTCAGTGTTGATTAAGTACACACCTGACAATATTATCCTTAGTGAAATTACACAAAATATATCTGCAGAAACTGAAGATTTTTTACAATCTATTGATCATTGCGCTCCCCAAACTTTCTGGAAAAATGAGTTAAATGCATTAAATGGAGAACCACATGTTGTTGAAATTGGTAACTACATTGGTAGATCAGGAATAATGACTTTGGATAAAATTTTAGAAGTAAAATCTACATATTATCAGATATACAAATCTAAAGGTCTCGATAGTCAAAACATGGAAGATATCAAAAATCAATTCTTAGATGAATTATCCCAATTTTAACGAGGCTTTGATGCAAGAATATTCGTACATTATAAAAAGCGGAGACCCTTTCAACAATACAATAAATGTTGAATATACTCTTTTGAGCAACACTGCAAATAAAGTAGTAATCTGTATACCAGCTCCAGTCATTGTTCCTGCAAATTTAGATTATCATGTAAATCTGCATTGTCCTTTTGCAGAAGAACTAACTATGTCTGGTAACCTTGAAGATGATTTTGAAAACGGAATATAATTTATAAGGATAAAGTATGTTTTATGATGGTATAATTTTAACCGGAGCACCAAGACCAGGATTTAGTGCAACTGAAAAATCATTTTTAAACGAAGACTTAATTCAATTTACAAAACTTGATACTGTTGTAAGTTTCTTCAGAAATCTTGGACCTGTAAGATTAAGAACACATCTTTCAAATTTTGGATATAATATTAGAGCGGTTGATTTTTGTGATTTTTATGACGAAATTACAATGAAAAGTGTTCTTAATAACATTGTTTCATCAAAAACAAAATTTATAGGTTTATCAACTTTGTTTCTTAATCCTATGTTTTGGGACAAATACACAGAAGTATTTCTTGAACTTAAAAATAAATTTCCAAATCTTAAAATTATTGTTGGTGGTCAACATGCATCTTATGACATGAATACAAAATATGTAGATTTTTGTATTTCAGGTTACGCCGAGCTAGCTCTTCTAAATTATCTAGATTATCTTGAAGGTAAAACAAATAGTCTTATTATTAAAAAAGAAAATACAATTGATGGTAACGTAGATTATCCCTTTTCTTCTATTGAGATTAATAATGTATGGTTACCAGAAGATGCAGTTCAGCCTTACGAAGCATTACCCATTGAGGCTTCGCGTGGTTGTATTTTTAAATGTGCATTTTGCAATTTTCCATTGAAAGGTAAAAAGAAACTAGATTATCTCAGAGAAGAAGATAATCTTGAATGTGAGTTACGTAGAAATTATGAGCTGTTTGGAGTAAAGAACTACGTTTTTGCTGATGACACTTTTAATGATTCAACAACAAAACTTGAACGATTTTATAATATGACACAACGATTGCCATTTAAAATAAACTTTACATCATACGTCAAACCAGATTTGCTCGCTATTTTTCCAGAACAAATTGATCTACTAATAGGCAGTGGAATAGTATCTGCTAATTATGGTGTTGAATCTTTCAATTACAAAACTCGCATGTCTGTAAAGAAGATGGGCGATATTAATAAAATTCTTGACGTAATGAAAGAAATGAAAAAACGAAGTAACAATAAAGTGTATAATGGAATCAATATGATTATTGGTTTGCCGCACGAAACTGTGGAAAGCGTCGAACAATCACATGAACATATTATGAAAGAAAACTATATTGATGGGTCTTTCTGGCAACCTTTGTCTATTGTAAACAAAGAAAAAATATCAGAAAGAAAACTTAGTCCTATCGATATTGACCCAGAATCATATGGATATAAAACAAAACTTATTCAAGCAAAAAACGGTGGGCTTACCAGCGTTTGGACAGGACAAATGTTTTGGAAAAACGAACATATGAATTATAGTAAATCTATCGAACTTGCCAGTAAGTTTGCTATTGATAACTTCAAGAATAAAAATATACATTCTTTTATGATACCAAATATTATGAATACTGGGTTTGATATCAATAAATATGATGGCTCAATGAAGATGTCAGATATCGACGGTGATGTTTTTTCTTTTATGGAAAACGGTATAAATAAGACTGTAGAAGGTTATCTACAAAAATTAATCTAGGAAAATAAAATGGCAAGTTCTGACAGTGTAGGTTTGTTAGCAGATTTTCAAATTATTGAAACTCCACATTTCACAATTAGATATGCTAGCACTCTAAGTAATAAAACTTCTTGGTATGATGGTCCAGCTCCTTCTTGGGTACCAGTATACGCACATACAACAGATCCAGAAGCGAGAGAATGGTTTAGATATCAACCTAACATTTTTATGGTAACCAACGGAAGTGTTCTAATTCAGAACAAGAAACACCCAGATTTTATCTTTACTAAAGGTCAGGGCACAAGCATGACCAGAAGTAAAACGATTTATAAATTAACTGCTATTGAAGATAACACATCCTGGTTTTGCCTAATTCCTAAAAAGAGTATGATATATCAAAGATCTATTATGTCTTTAAATTCCGGAGATACAATCTCAGAAACTAACAATCAAGAAACTTTTTACTTTGTTGCTACAGGTAAGATTAATATTAACACAACAGATAGACAAACTTTTTCTCTTATTAAATTTAGCGCAAATGAAGTTGTAAATTTAACAGCTTTAGAAGATTCTTACTTAATTAAAATTTGGGAGTAAATTATGGCAAAATCCGAAGCATCAACTATCCCTGAAAAGGTAGGAAACTACACCAAATTTTTGCAAACAGCTGGTATGTTTATACTTATGCCATTGATGTTTGCTGGTCCATTTCTTTATGAAAATTCATGGATGCATTGGATTGTTGCTTGGTTTGCTTGGGCTTTTGTTATTTCCGGAATTAATGTTATTGGTATGCACTTTGGTCTTTGCCATAAAGCACTAACAATGAGACCATGGGTTCAAAGATTTGTTGGATTCTTTTATACTTCAACAGCCTTAACAAGTCCGCTAGGATTTACGCTTGTTCATTATATGCATCACAAATATACTGATACTGTTAAAGATCCATCTTCTCCAATCCATAGAGGATTTTGGAATGCAATAATTTACGCAAATCATCCTGCACCAAAGGGTGATGATCTTAGACTTTCATTTCTGTCAGCTAAACATCTCCTTAGAGACAAATGGCAAGTATCATTTTTAAGAGACTTACACTGGTGGATTCTTGTCTGGCCAGCAACTATTCTTGCCGTAGGTCTATTGCTTGGCAATCCATTAATGTGGCTTTACTGGGGATGGGTAATGCCAACTGGTATCGCAATCTTCGGTATGGTGTTTGCTATTCTTCTACATCCATTCGACGAACCAATTAATATCCGTTGGGTCGAGTATATTGGTATTCTTGAAAATATGCACAAAGTGCATCATGACAATATTAAAATCTATGATCACGGACCAATTCATAGATTCTTTGGTAAGGTTCTTTCTGCATGAAAACTTTAGAGGTAAACCCAAACACCGTTGGCTATTTCTTCATCCATCAACTAGATGAAGATCCAACAAATTATATTTCTTATGAATGGGAAGATCTTGATAAGATTAAAGAGTTTGCTACAGATGTTCTGAATAGATATGGTGGGAACAAAATTAGGATTATGTATAATGACAACGGCAAACTTAGAATCGCAGCCACAGTTCCTGAAAGAAATAAGAACGCTGTTCAAAACTAGTGTCCCTGTTCCGCTTAATACTTCTTTGTATTATGCTCACTGGGTAGGCAAAGTTGTATTTGGTCCGATCGGGGCTGCTAAGTTTCACGGACAAAAAGTTCTTGTACTTGTGCCTGATAATGAAAGTGTTAAATTTGCTAGATTACAAGCAGACAAGTTGTTCTTTGGAGACCTTGTTGAATATAGAGTTGGTACTGAATTATTGTCAACAGATAAACTACACAAAAATTTCTTCAAGTTAGAGATAGAAATGGAGCTGTGATGAAACTTATCAGGAAAGAAATCATCACGTTACCATCCGAAGAAAACAAAATCGAACACATAGTTCGGTATATGCCTTGGTTTACAAACAGAATTTGTATCAATGTTCTTTACGGAGATATTGATATTCTACACTCACATCCATGGAACTTCTTCAGTTTTATTCTTTGGGGTGGTTACTATGAAACTCTAGTAGAAGAAACTGGTGTAACAACCCACACAAGGAAACCAGGTTTCTTTTGTTTCAGAACAATGAATCAGTATCACATAATCAAACCAATCAAGAAATATGCTGTGACTTTATTTGTTCGTGGTAAAATTGAATCATACACAAAGTTTCTGGTTAATGGTAAAGAAATGAGAGACAGCAAGTTTTGGCTCTCTCAGGGGTACTCAAAGCAGGAAATTTTCAACTCAGCAAAAATTTTATAAATAGAATGTAATGCACCTAACTGCGAGTAGAAATCATGGCAGTACCCACTTCAAGATCAGAGTTCAAAGAATATTGCCTACGTAAACTAGGTAAACCTGTCATCGAAATTAACGTAGACGACGATCAAACTGAAGATCGTATCGACGAAGCTCTTAAGTTTTACTGGGACTATCACTTCGATGGTGCCGAGATGACTTACTACAAACATCAAATTACAGATCAAAATGTAATCGACAAATACATCACATTACCAGAAAATATTATTGGTGCTGTGTCGGTATTTCCTATCGGCGACCCAACAATCAACTCGCAAGATCTGTTTAATATTCGCTATCAAATTGCTTTGAACGATCTTTACACATTGACATCAGTATCAATGGTACCTTATTATCTTGCTATGACTCATCTTGGTATTATTTCTGAGATGCTTGTCGGTATGCCACTTATCAGATATTCAAGACACAAAGATAGACTATATGTTGACATTGATTGGAACAAGGTTGTAACTGGCAACTATCTTCTAGTTCAAGCCTACGAAGTAGTTGATCCAGATACCTTTACTGATGCATGGGGTGACCGTTGGCTAGCCAAGTATGCAACAGCCCTGATCAAGAAACAATGGGGATCAAATCTTACCAAGTTCAGCGGTCTTCAACTTCCTGGTGGAGTAACCTTTAACGGTGAAAAAATCTATGATGACGCTGATGCTGAAATTCAGAGAATGGAAGAAGAAATGATTTCTGGGTATTCACTTCCAGTTATGGATATGATTGGCTAATGGCAACTTCCGTATATTTCAATAACTTCCAAAACAGTGGAGAGCAAGGTCTAATCGAAGACCTTGTTATTGAATCAATTCGCATATACGGTCATGATGTTTATTATATCCCTAGAGTTTTGACAGACTTAGATAAGATCCTAGGCGAGGCACCTCTAGCTGAGTTTAACACTCAGTACTTCCTTGAAATGTATATCAAGAATGTCGAAGGTTTTGCTGGAGAAGGCGACTTCCTTTCTAAATTTAATCTACAGATCCGAGATCAAATTACATTTACAGTAGCCAGAAGAACATTTACTGGTGAAGTTAGCAAATATGAACCAGCAATCGTCAGACCACAGGAAGGCGATTTAATTTACTTTCCACTCAATAAAAAGATCTTCCAAGTTAAATTCGTAGAGCATGAACCTGTATTCTATCAGATGGGCGCTCTGCAAATGTATGATGTTCAATGCGAACTCTTCGAGTATTCTGGAGAACGTATGAACACTGGCATTTATGAGATTGATATTCTTGAAAGAAATCGCTCAATTGATCTAGTTAATTATGCATTGAAAACTGAAGATGGATTCATTATTACTGATACTGACGGATTCCCAATTATCCAAGGTCAGTTTGATATTGATACACAGGCTGGAGATTTCTTTGCTGACAATGATGAGATTCAAGTAGAAGCAGACACCTTTGTTGATTTTTCCGAAACTGATCCGTTCTCGGAAGGAGCTTATTAATGTTTAATCAAACATGGTACTATGGCACTATTCGTAAGTATATCATTCTGTTTGGTACACTATTCAATAATTTGTATGTGAATAGAGAAGATGCTAATGGTGAGTTAATTCAAACTCTCAAGGTTCCTTTGACTTATGCGCCAAAAGAAAAAATGTTGGCTCGTTTGCAAGGCGATCCAAACTTAGATAGACCAATCGCAATGTCACTACCAGCTATGTCTTTTGAGATAACTGGCATGTCATATGATTCAGATAGAAAATTAAATACTGTTAATAAGTTTGTTCAGGGAATTGATACGGCTGCAACAACAAGTCAGAGATTTCAATATAACCCTGTTCCATATAACATCAATCTAAACCTTAATATCATGGTAAAGAATGCTGAAGATGGTAATAAAATACTGGAACAGATTCTTCCTTTCTTCACACCAGAATGGTCAGCCACACTTAACCTTGTACCTGAGCTTGATATCAAACATGATATCCCAGTAGTTTTAAATACTATTGATGTTCAGGATGTGTATGAAGGTGCTTTTATTGAACGTAAAACTTTGATCTGGACTATTTCCTTTACTCTAAAAGGTTATATCTTCGGACCAGTTAAGAAACAAAGCATTATCAAAATTGCAAATACTGCACTATATCCTGTTGCAAGAGAAGAAGATTTTACTGATGCGATCGACACGCTACCAACCACTGCTGCTGAAACAGTAAAAGTGCAACCTGGCGTTACCGCAAATAATAAACCTGTTGGTATTGATAAAAATGGATTGTTGACTGGACTCCCAGCATCAAACAGTATACCTATTGGTCAAATTTCAGCAAACAGCAATTATGGATTTATTATTGATTTTGATAAGGGAACATAATGGACGACGATAAATTACAACGAGCGCTTTCACTTGTTCCTATGGATGATATTGAACCAATTGAAACTGAAACTCAACAAGACTTTCAAATTGCTAGATCAAACCTTCATGGTATTTTAATGAACGGTCAAGAAGCACTCAATCGTATGATTGATCTTGCTGATCAGTCACAACATCCAAGAGCTTATGAAGTTGTTGCTACATTAATTAATGCACTGACTCAAGCTAACAAAGATCTTCTTGATCTGAGTAAAAAGAAAAAAGACATCATTGGTAACGCTCCAGAAGAAAAGAAAACTGTAACCAATAATCTTTTCGTTGGATCAACTGCTGAACTTCAGAAAATGCTGAAGAGCATGCGGGACGAATAATGGCTGATACTTATCTTGGTAATCCAAATCTTAAAAAATCAAATGTTGCTATAGAATGGTCTCCTTTTGAACTTTCTGAATATGTAAAATGTTCGAAAAATTCAGTCTACTTCATTAAAACCTACTGTAAAATCGTTAACGTCGACAGAGGTCTTATCAACTTTGCGTTGTGGGACTTTCAAGAGGAAATGGTAACGACGTTTGAAGCGAATCGTTACACTATTTGTAAGATGCCACGTCAGGTTGGTAAAACAACTACTGTTGCTGCCTACATGCTTTGGAAAATTCTCTTTACTGAGAACTTCAATATAGCAATTCTAGCCAACAAGATGATGCAAGCACGAGAAATTCTATCCCGTATTCAGTTGATGTTCGAATACCTACCCAGATTTATGCAAATGGGCGTAAAAGAGTGGAACAAGGGTAATATTGAGCTTGAAAACGGCTCAAAGATCCTTGCAGCCGCCACTTCATCGTCTGCAGTTCGTGGTGGATCATTCAACCTTATCTATCTAGACGAGTTTGCCTTCGTTCCAACCAATATTCAGGAAGAATTTTTCGCATCAGTGTATCCAACGATCTCATCTGGTAAATCTTCAAAGGTTGTTATTACTTCAACACCAAATGGGCTAAATCTTTTCTATAAATTATGGGTTGATTCAGAGGAAAATAGAAATACCTATGCCCGAGTCGACGTTCATTGGTCAAATGTGCCTGGTAGAGACCACAACTGGATGGTTGAACAGGTAAAGAATACTTCAGAGGAACAATTCAGAGTTGAATTTGAGTGTGAGTTCCTTGGATCGTCAATGACTCTGATTCATCCAACCAAACTCAGGTCACTGGTATTCAAAACACCAATTACTAAGCAAGAGAACATCAACATCTATCATCAACCATCACAAGATGAATTATATACTATTGTAGTCGATACGTCAAGGGGTTCCGGTGGTGATTACTCAGCTTTTATTGTGTTTAAGGCTAAACCTCCCTATGAAATCTGTGCTGTTTATAGGAATAACTTAATTTCTCCTCTGCTTTACCCAAACATCATATACTCCGCAGCAAAATTTTACAACAGTGCAATGGTTCTTGTTGAAACTAATGATATTGGTCAACAGGTTGCGGATATCCTTCACCATGATCTAGAATATGAATACATCATGTTTACAACAAACAATGGTCGCGACGGTCAAACACTAAGTGGTGGGTTTAATGGTTCTTTACATTTTGGGGTGCGCACAACAAAACAAGTAAAACGAATCGGTTGTGCTAATTTAAAAACTTTGATTGAGAAAGATCAACTGTTTATTAATGATTATGAAACAATTCAAGAGTTGTCAAGGTTTTCGCAAAAAGGAACATCCTACGAAGCTGAAGAAGGTCATGATGATTTAGTAATGTGTTGCGTTTTATTTGCTTGGTTGACAGCTCAACCATACTTTAAAGAGGTGACAGACGTAGATATTAGAAAAATATTGTATGACGCAAACCAAAAAATGCTTGATGATGAGGCACTGCCATTCGGAATTTACGATGATGGTATAGAAGAAGAAGCAAAACCATGGACTGTCGATTTCTAGTAGAAACTCGAATTTTATAAATATAATAAAATCGAGTAACCTCTTTATCAGGGAGATAATAAAATGGGATTTCAATTAAGTCCAGGAGTAAATGTAACTGAGATTGATCTCACTACAGTTGTTCCAGCGGTATCAACATCTACTGGCGCGATTGCTGGTGTTTTCCGTTGGGGTCCAGTTGACCTAGCAACTTTAGTAGACTCTGAAATCAATCTTATAAATCGTTTTACAAAACCAACCAATCATAATGCAGAAACATGGTTTACTGCAGCCAATTTCCTTGGCTATGGTAACAGTCTTTATGTTGTTCGTGTTGCAAATACAGTTGCAAACACTTCTTCAACAACATTGACCGACAGCCCAAACAGTGTGTTCAATTCAATTGCTACAACCGATACTACACTAATCGGAAATACAGTTGAACTCAGCTCATATGTTGTAAAGAATAGAGACGATTATCTAACAAAGTCTTTCCCAGCAATCGGTTCTGGTGGCGTGCATTATATTGCTCGTTTCCCTGGCGATCTTGGTGACTCGCTAAAGATTTCTGTTTGTGACTCAGCAAATCAGTATACAGCTGCTATCACAGTTTCAAATGCTGTCTTCATTGTTGGTTCAAATGCTGCTACGCTAGTATTTGGTTCTTCTGGTGCAGCCACAACTGGTAATGGTCAGTTTACTGTTGGTGATTACATTGAAGCTGGTAACTCAACTATCGGCAAGCAACTACTTAAGATTACTGGTATCACACAAGCTACAGCTAACTTGAATCTAACTCTTGAAGAAAACTTTTCTTTGAGCAGAGATTTCAATGCTGTAACAACAATCAATAGATACTGGGAATATTTCACTGTTATTGATGCTGCTCCAGGTCAATCAGAATATATGGCTTCTTTCGGCAATACAGCAGCAAATGACGAACTTCATGCTGTTGTTGTTGATCAAGATGGTAAGTTTTCTGGCGTTCCTGGCACAATTCTTGAAGTGTTTGCAAACCTTTCAAGAGCAACTGATGCCAAGACAAGAGATGGCGCTACAAACTTCTATCAAACAGTAATTAATGATGGTTCAAATTATGTTTGGTGGGCAAATGATAGAGCCAATGCTGGTGCAAATACAGCAAACAATCTAGCCAGCTCAACAAACTCAAAGCCACTATCACTTTCCTTTGATCTAGGTCAAGATGGTGATGATGAATCAACTCTACCAATCTCAACAATCGCTCTAGGTTACGACCTATTCAAAGATGCTACAGCTATCGACGTTTCACTTATCCTTCAAGGAAAAGCACGAGGCGCTGGTGGTGCAACTCAACTAGCTGGTTATCTAATAGACAACCTAGCAGAAGATCGTAAGGATTGCGTTGTATTCGTTTCTCCTGACAGAGCCGACGTTGTTAACAATAATGGAAATCAGGTAGCTGACGTTGTTGGATTCAGAAATACTTTGAATCGTTCTTCTTCATATGCTGTGATGGATTCAGGTTACAAGTATCAATATGACAAGTACAATGACGTATATCGTTATATTCCACTAAATGGTGATATTGCTGGTCTCTGCGCAAGAACTGATACTGCTTTCGATCCTTGGTATTCACCAGGTGGTTTCAATCGTGGTCAAATTAAGAATCTTGTCAAACTTGCTTGGAATCCAACCAAGGCTGAAAGAGATCAACTATATAAGAATGGTGTCAATCCTGTTACTTCCTTCCCAGGTCAAGGAACAGTTCTCTTCGGCGATAAGACTCTACTTGCAAAGCCATCAGCTTTCGATAGAATTAACGTTCGTCGTCTGTTTATCGTTCTTGAAAAGGCAATTGCTACTGCTTCTAAGTTCACTCTGTTCGAGTTCAACGATGAATTTACAAGATCACAGTTCAAGGGTCTAGTTGAGCCATTCCTACGTGACGTTCAAGGTCGTCGTGGTATCTATGATTTTAGAGTAATCTGCGATACTACAAATAACACTGGCGAAGTAATTGATCGTAACGAATTCGTTGGCGATATCTATATTAAGCCAGCCAGAAGCATCAACTTCATTCAGTTGAACTTCGTAGCTGTCAGAACTGGTGTTGAGTTTGACGAAGTTGTCGGCAAATTCTAATAAATAATTAAAAGATACCAGAGGAGAATTTAGATGGCTTTTAATGTAAACGAGTTTAGAGGAGCGTTGATCAACGGTGGTGCTCGTCCATCCCTCTTCCAAGTGCAAATTTTGCAGCTTGGAGTTGATACACGCTTCATGGTACAAGCAGCACAGATCCCAGCCAGTGTGGTTGGGGTCGTGGACGTTCCATATTTTGGAAGAAAAGTCCGTGTTGCTGGTGACAGAACCTACGAAGATTGGCAAGTAACAGTTATCAATGACGAAAATTTCAGCGTCAGAACTGCACTTGAAGATTGGCAGGGTACAATTAACCAAGCAATCGGCAACCTTCGTATTTCTTCTTCGCCAGAAAGTTACAAGAAGAACGCTCTTGTGACTCAATATGGACAAGCTGGCGAAACGATTGCTCAGTATGAGTTTGTTGGTATGTTCCCAACAAATATCTCAGCAATTGGGCTAGATTGGAATAATACTGACCAAATTGAAACATTCGACGTGACATTTACCTTCGACTACTGGTTGAAGAACGTATAATAAACTCACTAAATAAAAATGAGCCTCTTTATTATTGATTATTGGGGAGGCTAGACTTAGGTTTAGCCTCCCTTTATTTTAGGAACGTACATGGCAGAATTATTCGGTTTCCAAATTAAAAGAAAAACTGATGAAGTGAAAGAGCTTCCATCATTTGCTCCGCCTCTCGAAGACGATGGAGCAATGGTTGTCGCTGCTGGCGGCGTATATGGCACGTATGTTGATTTAGATGGTACTATTAGATCAGAAGCCGAACTAGTTACACGTTATAGAGATATGGCATTGCATCCAGAAGTTGATGCAGCCGTTGATGACATTGTCAATGATTCTATTGTTATTCAAGATCAAGATGAAACAGTTGAACTTATCCTTGATGAAATGGAACAACCAGACAACATCAAAGAATTGATTACAAACGAATTTAAAAATATTCTTACAATTTTAGAATTTGACCAACATGCCTACGAAATTTTCCGTAAGTGGTATGTTGACGGACGAATCTATTATCATGCAATTATTGATGAAAAGGTTCCACAAGAAGGTATCAAGGAACTACGTTACATTGACCCACGTAAAATTCGTAAGGTCAGAGAAGTAACCAAAAAGAAAATGAAAAACGACGTATCTATTCAGGCAACTAATGCTGAATATTATGTCTATAATGATAAGGGTTTCAGCAACAAGTCCCCTGGTACCGCATCTTATGCTGCTACTGGTGGTTCAATTCGTATTGCCAAAGATTCTATCATTCATGTCACCTCAGGACTAACTTCTGTTTCTGGTGACATGGTTCTTGGTTATCTACACAAGGCTATTAAGCCACTCAATCAACTTCGTGCACTCGAAGATGCTACCGTAATCTATAGAATATCTCGTGCACCAGAACGTCGTATTTTTTACATCGACGTTGGCAATCTTCCTAAAATGAAAGCCGAGCAATATCTTCGTGATATTATGACTCGCTTCAAGAATAAACTTGTTTACGATCAAACTACTGGCGAAATTCGTGATGATCGTAAGTTTATGACAATGCTAGAAGATTTCTGGCTACCACGTCGTGAAGGTGGTAAGGGTACAGAAATTACAACTCTTCCAGCTGGTCAAAACCTTGGCGAAATGGGCGACGTTGAATATTTCCAAAATAAATTATATAAGTCTTTGAACGTACCAATTGGTCGTCTTCAATCAGATCAAACATTTAACTTTGGCCGTGCTACTGAAATTTCAAGAGATGAAGTTAAATTTGCTAAATTTTTAAAAAGACTTAGAGCAAAGTTTTCTGGTATATTCATGAAACTACTTGAGCGTCAACTTATTCTAAAGCAAATTATTACTTCAGAAGATTGGGCAGTTTTCAAAAATCAAATTAAATTTAGATTCGCCGAAGATAACCATTTCGAAGAATTAAAGATGACCGAAATTATGAACGATAGAGTTAACTTGGTTAGAAGCATGGATGATTATGCTGGCAAGTATGTTTCTCATACATGGATTCGTAAAACAATTCTCAAGCAGTCTGACGAAGATATCGAAGAAATGGACGAGCAAATCGCTGAAGAAATGCAAGATCCTCAGTATCAAATGATGCCTCAAACTGAACCTGGTGGTCAACCACCCCAGCAACAATAAATTATAAATAAATTGATGGAGAACTTTAATGCCTGATTATAACACTTTTGACCTTATTGATTTAACTGTTGACGAAAAACCAGCTGAAGTTTCTGTTGCTTTTGATGAGCTTATCGGTCAAAGGATCGTTGATATTATCGCGCAGAAGAAAGTTGAAGTTGCACAACAAATGTTTGGTCCTCAGGATTCTGAAGATGATGATATTGAATACGAAGATGATGAGTCTGAAGATGATGATGACGATGAAGACTACGACAATTCAGATTTAGACGATTTAGATTCAGAGGAAGAAGAAGATGAAAACTCTTAAACAAATTTTGGAGCTTTATAAGCCAAAGTCTCAGGACGAAGATAAATTCGTCAAGAAGCACATTGTTGTCAAACATAGAGACAAGAATGGCAATGGCGATCCTGTGTTCCAAGCCACAAATATTAAAGCACTTGATCGTAAAAAAGAACGTCATGGTTACGAACCAGGTGAAGACGAAGAAGTTTATGAAGAATATGAAGACGATATTGAAGATCTAGAAGAAGTTAGTCAAGACTTGGCCTTTAGAGCCTCGATTGCTGCAGGCGAGGCGGCAAGAAAAGCTAAAGCAGCAGGAAATATCAAATTAGCTACAAAAAAAGCTGAGCAAGCTAGAAAATTTGTGGCTTATGGCAGCCCTCGTAACCAGACTGGTGGTCTTAAAGTTTATCGCGGAAAACCAGAAGATTATGGAATGGACACACCAGGACTTCAAGATCGGATTAAGGCTACGAGAGCCAGACAGGAAATAACTTTTGCAAGGCTTAGGAAAGCTGGCATAAAAGAAGAAATCGAGCTTGATGAAGTTGATACTAATGCAGCAACACAATTACATACAAGATTGAAAGATCAACACAATAAAGCAGTTAATGATTATGATACGCAAAGCGATACAATGACACCACAGCAAAAAAAAGCTGAACAACAAAAAATTTCTAAGTTGCATGACAGAGTACAAAGAGCAAAATCTTATATTCGCGAAGAAGAAGTTGAATACATCGAAGAAAAGTTAAAGGTTTCTGATGGTATTGGTGCTTGGATCAGCGATTTCGTTCACTCAGACAACCCAAAGTTTGAAGGATTTTCAAAAAGAAAAAGAATGAAGATGGCACAAGCTGCATTTTATTCTGCTCAAAGGGGTGATTAATTATGGCTATTATTCAAAATAAAGCACTTGGTCCTTCTAGCTCTGCTGGCTTTGCCCTACATATTGTTGCAAATGATACAATTGTTGTTGTTGGTAATTCTTCTGTCAGTAATATTGCTCTCACTAATGAAACTATTGCTGCCGCCCACATCTCTCAAGTTTGGTGGGGTTCATCCAATGCTTCATACTGGACTGTCAAAAGAGGATCAAACACAATTCTAGTATTGCCAGACAGTGGTTATCTTGATTTTGCTGGTAATGGTCTTGGTCTTCAGATCGACCAAACTGCAAACTTAGTATTTACCTTAACTGGCTCTGGCGTTGGTCATCTCGCTCTAGAAGGTCAGAAGAAAGCATCAGGAGTCTAATATGAAACTCATTGTCGAACAAGTTGAAAATGTTAAGGTGATTACCGAAGCAAAAGAAAACGGTAAGAAGAACATGTTCATTGAAGGCATTTTCCTTCAGGCTGATCTACAAAATCGCAATGGGCGTATCTATCCAGTAGCGATTCTTGAAAAAGAAGTTAATCGTTATGTGACAGAAAATATTGAAAAGAAAAGAGCCTATGGTGAACTAGGACATCCACAAGGTCCATCTATCAATCTTGATCGTGTTTCACACATGATCGAATCAATTCGTAAAGATGGTCCAAACTTTATTGGTAGAGCCAAGGTTCTTGAAACTCCTATGGGTAATATCGTTCGTAATCTGATTGATGAAGGTGCCAATCTTGGCGTTTCTTCACGTGGTATGGGTTCAATCAAAGAAAGCAAAAATGGTATCATGGAAGTTCAAAGCGACTTCTATCTTGCCACAGCAGCTGATATTGTTGCTGATCCTTCAGCTCCAGATGCTTTCGTACAAGGCATCATGGAAGGTGTTGAGTGGGTCTGGAATAACGGTGCATTGAAGCAGGTTCAACTTGAAGGTATCAAGCGTGATATTAATCGTGCAGCAGCTGCACATTCATTGGATGAATCAACCAAACTCAAAATGTTTGAAAGATTTTTAAACTCAATCTCAAGCAACTAACTTTTATAAATATTACAAAAGGTTACTCTAAAGGAGTTAAGTAAAATGACAGAGAGATACGAAGACGATTTCGAAGATGACATCGAAGAAGCAGCTAAGTACAGAAAAGGTGCAGCTGGTGAGAAATTTAATGTTAATGGTGAAGAAGATGATGACACTAATCCATCTTACATGCTACCAAGTAATCGCCCTGGGAAAGATCAGAACAAAGATCCTTTAAAAGGTCGCGGCGGAATGTCTGTTCGTAATTTGAAGAAATCAATTACGGCAGCAAAAGGCACAAAGCAAGGAAAACCAATTGGTCAATTGCCAGAAGAAGCCACTTCTTCAGCCGCTGAAACTCTTTCACCAAATTCAAAGCCAACCAACCTTGACTCAAAGACTGGTCTAATGGCTGCTGCTATGGCTGCTATTGGCGGAATGTCAAAGGAAGATCTTTCACACTTTCTCAACGATGCTCTTGCTATGAGCCAACAAGGTGCAGCATCTATCGACGCTGGCGCTGCTGCAAAGAACGCTGCTACAATTCAAATGAAGCCATCAGCCGCTGGCTCAGCTGTTAAGGAAGACCTCGACGAACTATTCGGCGATGATCTTTCAGAAGAATTTAAGGACCAAGCCTCAACACTATTCGAAGCTGCAGTTCAAGCTCGTATCATTGTTGAAACCGCTGCTCTTGAAGAAGCATATGAAGAAGCCCTAAACGAACATGTTGAAGAAATTACTGCTGGCCTTGTAGAAAAGGTTGACGATTATCTTACATATGTTGCAGAACAATGGGTTGCCGAAAACGAAGTTGCCATCGAGTCTGCTCTAAAGGTAGAAGTTATGGAAGATTTCGTCAACGGTCTAAAGGATCTATTTGTTGAAAACTACATCGAAATTCCATCAGGAAAGACCGATGTTCTCGAGGACCTAGTTCTAACTGTTGAAGAGCTTGAAGACAAACTAAACAGTGTTCTCAATGAAAACATTGAGCTCAAGAAAGAACTAAACGAAAAAGTTATCGATGATACATTTGAGACAGTCGCTGAAGGTCTAGCAGCAACTCAAATTGAAAAACTTCGCACCCTCTCTGAAGGTGTGGACTATAATTCAGTTGAAGATTATAAGAAGAAGCTAACTCTAATCAGAGGAAGGCTCGTTGAGAATAAAAGAGTTTCAACAAACATCATCACTGAAGAAGCACCAGCATATAGTTCTGAATACGAAGAAACCCCAAAGTCTGGGTTTGTTGATTCTGATGTCAGAAATTATGTCAGTGCGATTTCAAGAACAGTCAAGAAATAAAGTTTTATAAATAAAAATAACAGTAATCCTAACTAAGGAGAGAAGTAAAAATGGCATACTTAGCTGAAGACCTATACAGAAAGTGGGGTCCAGTACTTGATCACGATGATCTAGGAAAGATTACCGATTCTAATCGTAGACTTGTTACTGCAACAGTTCTTGAGAACACACAACGTGAATTGCGTTCTTCTGAACAAATGATGCGTGGCGGTCAAAACCTATTCGAATCTGTTCCAGCCAACGCTCTTTCAGCAGAAGGCGGAACAAACATTGACACATTCGATCCAGTGCTAATCTCACTAGTTCGTCGTGCAATGCCAAACCTAATCGCTTATGATATCTGCGGCGTGCAGCCAATGACTGGTCCAACAGGACTTATCTTCGCAATGCGTGCTCGTTATGCCAACCAAGTTGGTACAGAAGCATTCTACAACGAAGCAGACACTGGTTTCGCAGCTCTAGCTGGTACAAACGACACAATCGGTGGTGAAGCCCGTTCAGCAAATGCTACCTACTCAATTCCAGGTACAACTGCTCAAACAACACTTCTTGCTCAAGCCAACGTCTACAACTACCAACAAGCAATGACCACAGCTAACGCTGAAGGTCTTGGTTCAAACTCAGTGCTCGTGTTCCCAGAAATGTCTTTCTCAATCGAGAAGGTTACAGTTACTGCTCGTACACGTGCTCTAAAGGCTGAATACTCACTCGAACTAGCACAAGACCTAAAGGCAATTCACGGTCTTGATGCCGAAACCGAACTAGCCAATATTCTTTCAACAGAAATTATGGCTGAAATCAACCGTGAAGTTGTTCGTACAATCAACGTCACTGCTGTTCGTGGTGCCACTGAAGGTACAACTACAGTAGGTATCTTCGATCTTGACACCGATTCAAACGGTCGTTGGTCAGTCGAAAAGTTCAAGGGTCTAATGTTCCACGTTGAACGTGAAGCAAACAAGATTGCCAAGGACACCAGACGTGGTAAGGGTAACATTATCCTTTGCTCTTCAGATGTTGCATCTGCTCTGCAAATGGCTGGCGTTCTCGATTACGCTCCTGCTCTTAACAGCAACAACCTCAACGTTGATGACACCGGTTCAACTTTCGTTGGTGTTCTAAACGGTCGTTACCGTGTTTATATCGATCCATATGCAATCGGCGGAAACTACATGACCGTTGGTTACAAGGGTTCTAACGTGTTTGACGCTGGTCTATTCTACTGCCCATACGTTCCACTACAAATGGTTCGTGCAGTTGACCAAAACACTTTCCAACCTAAGATTGGTTTCAAGACTCGTTACGGTATTGCTATCAATCCATTCGCCAAGGGTGCAACTGATCCATCAGCTACAGCTGCTCGCGAAGAAGATACAAACGTGTACTACCGCAGAGTGCTTATCAACAACATCATGTAATAATAAAAAAAGATGTTGCGTACTGGGGGGAGCTGAGAGGCTCCCCTCTTTTTTTTATAAATAGGGTGATAGATCTGGAGGGATTATGAGTGAATTTCTAAGACAACCATCAAATAAAAACTTTTTATCTCCTTTGGGTTTCAAGTTTGTAATCAACAAGACCCCAAACATGAACTTCTTTGTTCAGTCTGTTGATTTACCAGATATCAGCAATGACTACGCCGAAGAGCCAACTCCATTCAAAAGAATTCCCTACGTTGGCACAGAACTATCCTACGGCGATCTTCAAATTACTTTTAAAATTGCCGAAGACATGTCAAATTATATTGAGATCTTTAACTGGATCACAGGTATAGGGTTTCCAGACAACTTCGAACAAAGAGCAGAGCTTCAGAACCAACCACTAACATCAGGTCAAGGTCTATATTCTGACGCTACTCTCATTATTCTTTCTTCTTCCATGAACCCAGTAATGGAAGTTTATTTTAAAGATTTGTTTCCTGTTCTTCTTTCATCAGTCCGTTTAGATTCATCAACAGATGATTTGATCTATGTTGAAGCAACCGCTACCTTTAAATTTACATCATTGAAGCTGAATCCTGTAATTTAGTCCTTTACTTCATACGAGTAATCTAGTATAATCATATATGATGTGATTGAAAGGATAGACTATGAAGATTGATGATATTCTTGCTGAGTGGGAAAAAGACTCGGAGATAGATAGAACAGAGCTAGGTACCGAGGCTCTCAAGATTCCCAAGCTACACCATAAGTATTTTAAGATATTTGCATCAGAACGACTTAGGCTTCGTAAAACTGAGATAGAACTAAAGTCTTTGAAGTTTGATAAGTACGAGTTCTATACCGAAGGTCCAAACGAGGATACTCCATCTCACTGGAAGATGCCAGCCCGTGGTCGTATTCTTAAGGGTGAAGTGAATAACTATATAGATTCGGATAAAGAAATTATCGAGATGAACCTTAAAGTCGGTTACCAACAAGAAAAGATTGAACTACTTGAGTCGATCATCAAAACACTTTCCAATCGTGGTTATCAGATTAGTGCTGCCATCCAATGGATGAAATTTACTACTGGAGTTTCTTAAATTTTAAAGTAGGATTGTAATGGAATCAGTGTATGTTGAGAAGATAAACGAAACAAACGCCAGAGTCAAAGCAGACGCTGGTATTCTTCAGGAGATGAGTGAGTACTTCACATTCACTGTTCCTGGAGCAAAGTTTATGCCAGCTGTTAGAAACAGAATTTGGGATGGGAAGATAAGACTTCTCAACTCGATGACTGGTATTATCTACGCTGGATTAACTCAGCATATACAGAAGTTCTGTAAAGATAGAGAGTATAAGTGTGATCTAGCTGACTCTTTTGCTGATGAAGAATTTTCAATCAAAGAAGCTGAAGACTTTATTCAAACGCTCAATCTTCCTTTCCCAGTAAGAGATTATCAACTAGATGCGTTTGTTCATGCGGTAAGAAGTAAAAGAGCAGTTCTTCTTTCACCAACCGCTTCTGGTAAGTCGCTCATCATTTACCTACTTGTGAGATATTATAATGCTAGAACTCTTATTATTGTTCCAACTGTTTCTCTGGTGCTCCAGCTGGCTAGTGATTTTGCCAGTTATGGCCATAATGTACCCGATGACATACATACAATATCTGCTGGAGTCGATAAACATTCAGATGCACGGATTACAATCTCTACTTGGCAGTCGATATACAAACTTCCTAAAGAATATTTCGGATCGTTTGATGTTGCCATAGGCGACGAAGCACATCTGTTTAAAGCTAAGAGTCTTACATCTATTCTAGAGAAGCTAACAGACTGTGGGTACAGATTCGGTTTTACTGGTACACTCGACGGTTCTCAAACACATAAGCTAGTTCTCGAAGGACTGTTCGGTGCAGTAAGAAAGGTTACAACTACCGCTGAACTGATGGAGCAGAAACATGTTGCTGACTTCAAGATCAAGGCTCTGGTGCTCAAATATCCTGATGAAATAAAGAAACAACTCAAGGGTGCTACCTATCAAGACGAGATCGATTTCATCGTTCGTAACGAAGCTCGAAATAAGTTTATAAAGAACTTGACTTTATCACTAAATGGGAATATACTAATACTATACAACTACGTAGAAAAACACGGTAAAGTACTGTACGATATGATTTCTCCTGAAAGAGAGTGCCACTTTGTTCATGGAGGAGTTGACGGTGAAGAACGAGAAAATATTAGAGCGCTTATTGAAACATCCAACAACTCAGTCATTGTGGCTTCATACGGAACGTTCTCGACTGGCATCAATATTAAAAATTTACATAATGTTATTTTTGCCTCGCCTTCCAAGTCAAGAGTTAGAAATCTCCAGTCGATTGGACGTGGATTGAGAATGAGCGAAACTAAATCGTCGGCTACTCTTTACGATATTGCTGATGATCTTTCTTGGAAATCAAAACAGAACCATACTCTTTCACACTTTATTGAACGTGTTAAGATTTACGACGAGGAAAAATTCTCTTATAAGATTTATACAGTGGGGTTGAAAACATGAGTTACGTAGTAATGAAGTTAGTAACTGGCGAGGAAATTATTGGCAAGTATCTTCAGCAAACAGAAACATCAGCTCACCTAGACAATCCTCTTGTTGTTAAATATAGATATGGTGTTATTGGACCTCCTTCGGTTACGTTGGCGAGGTTTTCAGTGTTTGCAACCGAGAAACAAGTTGAAATTAAAAAGAACAATATTGTGGCAGAATTTGAGCCAGTGCCACTGCTGATTGAATACTATCTGAAGATGGTTGAATATCTGGATATGATCTATGGTGAAAGTATGGCCGAAGATCTAGAGGCAGGTATCAAGGCTCTGGAAGAATCTATTGAAAAGAAAAAGTCCAATCACATTTTTACTGATGAGGAGATGGAGGCTCTTTTCGATAACATTCAAGTTAAAGGGGCTTTGAATTGATCAAAAGACCAGCGTCTAAACCATCCAAGCATTATGTCAACAACAAACAGATGCTAGATTCTATTTCAGAGTATCGTGAAAAGGTTCAAGCTGCTATCGCTGCTGAAACAGAAAAACCACTTGTTCCCAACTATATCGGCGAATGTATTCTTCTAATCGCTAATAACCTTGCTAAGAAGCCAAACTTTGTAAATTACACATACAAAGAGGAAATGATTTCTGATGGGATCGAAAACTGTCTACAATACATTGATAACTTTGATCCTGCTAAATCTACGAATCCATTTGCTTATTTTACTCAAATCATATATTATGCATTCATACGAAGGATTCATAAGGAAAAGAAACAGTCCTACATCAAGCATAAGTCCCTTGAACATTCAATCATTTTTAACACATTGGTTGGTGGAAACGACGAAGGACATTTTGAGTCGAAGAACAATCAACAAGATAATGATAGGATCAACAGTCTGATCAATTCTGTTGAACGAAAGTTTAAAAAACCACAAAAGAAAAAGGGTATTGAAAACTTTCTTGATGAAGAACTACCAGTAGAAACAGCTGTTAAAGTAGAGGAATAATGAAAATTGCATTGATTACAGACACCCATTGGGGATGTCGTGGTGACAGTATTCAGTTCGCTGACTACTTCAAAAAGTTTTATGACAATGTGTTTTTTCCTACTCTGAAAGAGCAAGGGATCAAGACAATTATTCACCTTGGTGATATTGTTGATCGCCGTAAGTACATCAACTTTGTTTCCGCAAAAAGGCTACGTGATGACTTCATGTATCCTGCTGCATTTCAAGGTATTCATGTACACGTAATTCTCGGTAATCATGATGTGTACTACAAGAACACCAACGAAGTAAATGCTATGGCTGAACTTTATAGTTCTGATACTTTTATTAATTATTATTCAAGTCCAACAGAGTTAAACTTTGATGGACAGAAAATTATGTTGATGCCATGGATCAATAGTGGTAACTATAAAGATTCTATGGAAGCAATTGAAAACACAAAAGCTCAAATACTCTTTGGTCATCTTGAACTAAAGGGATTTGAAATGTATAAAGGATCCCCTAATGACCACGGCTTTGATGCTTCTATTTTCAATAAGTTTGATATTGTCTGTTCTGGGCATTTTCACCATAAATCTTCTCGAGGGAATATCCATTACCTGGGTTCTCCTTATGAGATTACTTGGTCTGATTATAATGATCCCCGTGGCTTTCATATCTTTGACACTGATGATCGTTCTCTTACTTTTATAGAAAATCCTTACAAGATGTTTACCAAGATTCACTATGATGATGAAGGTAAGAAGCCTGAGGACTTCACTTCTGTTGACTTCAAACCACTGGCTAACTCTTTTGTAAAAGTGATTGTGCGTAACAAGACAAATCCTTACTGGTTTGATCTTATGATGGGCGAGATGGAAAAGGCTGGTGTTGTAGATATTCAAGTCGTCGAAGATAATTATAATCTCAACCTTGAAGACGACAGCGATATCGTTGATGAGGCTGAAGACACTGTTACTATTCTTAAGAAGTACGTCGAGCAAATTAATCTGTCTGTAGACAAGAATAAACTTGACTTATTGATGAGAAACCTTTATAATGAGGCTCTAAGTGTTGATTGATTCTTTCTTCTAGTTTCCCATGCCTTCAAAGCGGCATTAGATCCTCTTGGACCTTTGAATGCAGACTTAGCTTTTTCTGAATAAGGTTTTCTTGGTTTTTTATGTGGTCCTTGCTTAATGCCTTTATTCCATGGAATTTTTCCGTCCATTTTATCATGATGTTCTTTAGACCATGGTAGTTTCTTTTTTCCTTTTTGAGACAAACTCATCTTTGAAATAGTTTCTTCTGTGCAAATTCTACCGGAACATCCTTGACCACCTTCGGTTCTATTCAATAAAATACCAGTACCGAGATCTTTGCGACCAAGAAGAGAAATATATGTGCGTTCCATATCAAATGCTACCTCTTCAGATAGATTTGTTTCAAGGAATATAATTCTGGATTTTTCTTTTGGAACTGGAGTTTTATTGTGTTTACCATAAGCACGCGAACCAGTACCCTTACCTATATAATAAGGAGTTCCGTTTGTTCTTATGTAGGCATATACGTAGAAACGATAAATATCCATGCTGATGTCTCCTCGAAGAATTAAGACGTTAGAGTAAGTGGGACGGCAATCCGCGACTTACATTTTATTTATATAATATGGGATTTTAAACACTGTGATTGTCTTTAAAACGATTCGATGGAAGAATTTTCTTTCAACAGGAAATGAGTTTACCGAGATCAACCTTCAGCGTTCTGTATCAACTCTTGTAGTTGGTGAGAACGGTGCAGGAAAGTCAACCATGTTGGATGCTCTCTCTTTCGCTCTATATGGTAAAGCGTTTCGTAACATCAATAAACCACAGTTGATGAACACTATTACTGGTAAGGGATTGGTCGCCGAAGTAGAGTTTTCTATCGGCAAGAAGAACTATATGGTTCGGCGTGGTATGAAGCCACACTTTTTTGAGATTCTCAACGAAGGTGTTCTGCTTAACCAGAGCTCTGACGTTCGCGAGTATCAGGAAATTCTTGAAACTCAAATTCTCAAGTTGAACCATCGTTCGTTCTCTCAAATTGTTGTTCTGGGATCTGCAAATTTTGTTCCTTTTATGCAGCTCCCAGCAGCACATCGTCGAGAAGTTATTGAAGACCTTTTGGATATTCAAATCTTCTCGACGATGAACAATATTCTAAAGGACAAGATTCAAACCAATAAGGGTGCTATCCTTGATAACAACAACGATATCAAACTACTTGAGCAGAAAATTGATCTGACCAAGAAGCACCTTGCTACACTACAGGAAAACAACGAAGAACTGATTGCTGAGAAACATTCAAAGATACTGGAAAATATCGCAGTTATCAATGATTTAGTTTTAGATAGTTCTGCTGTTGAGAATCAAATTGTCTTTGCTGAAGAAAAGGTTACTGACGAATCAAAGGTCAGAGCAAAGAAGAAGAAGTTTGAGAATGTTCGTTCGGAACTTACCTTCAAATTAAATCAGATCAACGAACATCTTAACTTCTTTCATAATAACAGCAACTGTCCAACATGCACTCAGCAAATTTCCGATACTTTTGTTGGCGAGTTTGCTGATAGCAAGAAGGAAAAAATAGATCAACTTACTGATGGACTACAACAGTTAGAAACTGAACTTGCTAAGGTTGATGAGCGTATTGATGAAATTGATGAGCTCAATTCAAACATCAAAAAGTTCAAGTCAGAGCTAGTTACTGTTAACATGAAAATTTCAATGTATGCAAAAAACAGTGAACAACTTTATGCAGAAAAAGAAGCACTTGTAAATAAAAGTGAAAAAATGTCTGATGAAGCTACAGATGTGAATACATATATTGGTGAGTTGAAAGTACAACAGGAAAAGAAAGAAACTCTAGCGAACGAGAGGGTGCTTCTTGAAGCTGCTTCTCATCTGCTAAAGGATGGTGGTATTAAAACTAAGATCATCAAACAGTATGTTCCTGTTATCAACAAACTGATTAATAAGTATCTGGCTGCTATGGACTTCTTTATTCAGTTTGAACTTAATGACCAGTTTGAAGAAACAATCAAATCGAGGTTCCGTGATGAGTTTAGCTACGCTTCCTTCTCTGAAGGCGAAAAGATGCGAATTGATCTTGCTCTCCTATTTACTTGGCGAGCGGTTGCGAAACTTAGAAACTCTGCTTCTACTAATTTGCTTATCATGGATGAGGTTTTCGATTCATCTCTAGACTCTACAGGTACTGATGAATTTCTAAAGATCCTTCAGGGTTTGACTTCTGAAACGAATGTGTTTATTATATCTCATAAAGGTGATCAGCTATACGACAAGTTTCACTCAGTAATCAAATTTGAAAAACACAAAAATTTTAGTAGGATTGCCGCATGAAACTCCTAATCGCTGGTTCTAGATCGCTAAATAATGAACCAAAGATCCGCAAACTACTCCACGAACTTATCACCTTCATGAACAAACCAGTAACCGAAATCGTTTCTGGTTGTGCTGTCGGCGTAGATAAGACAGGCGAGAGTTACGCTTCCATGATGAATATCCCAGTAAAGAAAATGCCAGCAGATTGGACCAAACACGGTAAGTCCGCTGGTATAATCCGTAATAAAAATATGGCTGAGTACTGCGATTGGGCTATTATCCTCTGGGATGGCAAATCTCCTGGAGCAAGAAATATGGCTACCGAGATGAACAAGGTAAACAAATTTTATGTGATGGAGATAGTGGATGGATTGTAGAAAAAGAACCAGATATGATCACTGGTTTTGGAACAGCAAGTTTACTAATTGGTTGATGACTGTATCAACTAGGTTTAACAATTGGCTATGGCACAAAATGTACAAAAGGAAGTGAAGATGGGAAAATACAGTATTGAACCTACAGAAGTTGATTACCTTCGCCTCGTTCAGAACAAACTGCATGGGCAAGCAAAGGAAATGGGTTGGCATAATAAGCCACGTGAAGTTGGTACACTGATCGCCCTGTGCCACAGCGAACTATCAGAAGCAATGGAAGGTGCACGAAAGGATTTGATGGACGACCATCTTCCTGATCGTAAGATGATTGAAGTCGAACTAGCTGACTGCATCATTCGTATTCTTGATCTTGCTGGTTCGCTTAATCTTGACGTGGCAGGTGCTATCGCAGACAAGCATGAATACAATCGCACTCGTGCAGATCATCAGCTAGCCAATCGTGAAAAGGCTGGCGGAAAGAGCTTCTAATGGCAATTCAAACATTAGTTGCTCCATATTCGGAAATTCTTAAGACAACTATCCAGCCTTTTGATTTTCTGAACCCACCAACAGATCCTAATCAGTTGTCTAGGGATCTTGCTGAAACAATGATTGCAAACAATGGTCTTGGTCTTTCCGCTAACCAGGTTAATCTTCCTTACCGTGTTTTTGTTATTACAGGTACTCCAATTTACGCTTGCTTTAATCCAAGGATTATTGATCGCTCTTCTGAAGAAGTTTTGATGGAAGAAGGATGCCTTTCATACCCAAATCTTTTCATTAAGATCAAAAGACCAGCGTCTATTCGGGTTCGTTTTAACCTGCCAAACGGAGAAGTTAAGAACGAAACCTTTGAGGGTCTTACAGCTCGTGTATTTCAGCATGAACTCGATCATCTGAATGGAGTTGTACACTCAAACCGAGCCTCTCTGTTTCATTTAGACCAGGCTAGAAGGAAGATGAAAACAATTTCTAGACGAAAGAAGGAAAAAATTTCAGCATGAGCGGTGAAAACGAACAAATCTGTTATAAATTCAATGAGGATCTATACCTAGAACAGATTAAGAAGTATGTTGATGCTACTTACACCCAGCACTATTCAGGTAAGTATCAAGCAACCGACATGATCATTGATGCTGGGCATGGTACAGGTTTTAACATTGGCAATATTATGAAGTATGCCAAGCGGTATGGAAAAAAGCAAGGATTCAATAAAAAAGACTTGTTAAAAATCATACATTATAGTATAATACAACTATACGTTCATGATGATGAACAGTTGGATCAACAACCAAGGAGTTAATATGGCTTTTGAAATTAAAGTACCTATTGAAGAACTACGTAAGCGTAAGTTATTTTTAGCGACACCAATGTATGGTGGACAATGTGCAGGTATGTTTGCTCGTTCTGTTGCTGACCTTTCTGCTCTTTGCGTCCACCATGGCATTCAACTACAGATGTATTTTCTGTTTAATGAATCGCTGATTACACGTGCTCGTAACTACTGTGTCGACGAGTTCCTTCGTTCTGGAGCCGACCATCTGATGTTTATCGACTCAGACATCGGTTTTAATCCTAATGACGTTATCGCTCTGATGGCTATGCAGTCTGAAGACAGTGACTATGACGTTCTCTGTGGCCCATATCCAAAGAAGTGTATCTCTTGGGAAAAGATCAAGATGGCAGTTGATAAGGGTATCGCCGACGAAGATCCAAATATTCTCGATCGTTTCGTTGGTGACTTCGTTTTCAATCCAAAGGCTTCCACAAAGTCAATCCCACTCGGCGAACCAGCCGAAGTGCTTGAAGGTGGTACAGGCTTCATGATGATTCGTCGTTCTGTGTTTGCTAAGTACGATACAGAATTTCCTCATCTATCTTATCGTCCGGATCATGTTCGTACTGAGCATTTTGATGGTTCGCGTGAGATTATGGCTTACTTCGATTGTATCATTGATCCAGTCTCCAAGCGTTATCTTTCTGAAGATTATATGTTCTGCTACAATGTACAGAAGATGGGTCTGAAGGTTTGGCTCTGCCCATGGATGCAACTACAGCATGTTGGTACGTTCATCTTTGGTGGTTCACTAGCAGATCTAGCATCTGTTGGTGCTTCAGCTACTGCTGATGTTGACAAAGTAAAGCGTCGGAAACTCGGCTAATCTAAAGGAAATTATATTATGAAGTTTGAAGCTCGTACACTACAAGTTCTGAAGAACTTTTCGACCATCAATCAGTCGATTATCTTCAAGCCAGGTAAGAATCTGGCTACCATGTCTCCAACCAAGACAATCCTTGCGAAGGCTCGGATTAACGACGAGATCCCTGGCGAGTTTGCCATCTATGATCTTTCTCGTTTCCTTGGCACCATGTCTCTTTATGATTCTCCAAATCTAAAGATCAATGACAAGATTGTTGTTATTGAAAATGATTCGGCAGCTGGTGAGAACACCAAGTATATCTGTGCTGAAGCATCTAACATTGTTTCTCCTCCAGAAAAGGATATCAAGTTTCCTAATCCAGAGGTAGAGTTTGTTCTTGACGAGAAAACTTTCTCTAAGGTTCAGAAGGCTCTTGGTGTTCTTTCTCTGCCAGAAATTGGTGTGGTTGGAGCAGATGGTGAAGTCTATTTACAAGCTATGGACTCGAAGAATCCAACAGGTGATGTTCACCGTGTGATCGTTGGTGAAACTGAAAGCACCTTCAAGTTTATCTTCAAGGCTGAAAACCTTAAGATTATTCCTGGTGATTATCAGGTTGCTATTTCTTCGAAGGGTCTTTCCCACTTTGTTGGGAAGGACGTTGAATACTGGATTGCTGTCGAAGCCAACAGCACTTTCAGTTAACTTGGCGAGGGGGAGAAATCCCCCTCCCTTTTTTCTTGACTTTTACAGTCAAGTATTATATAATTGAACCTCCCTAACTATTTGGTGATGACATGCGTGAAGATTTCCTCTGGGTCGAACGATATCGCCCACAGACTATTGATGATACTATCCTTCCTGCCAATCTGAAAGCTACTTTTCAACAGTTCGTTGATCAGAAAAATATCCCAAACCTTATCCTGGCAGGTAAGGCTGGTGTTGGCAAGACAACTGTTGCCCGAGCAATGCTTGAGCAACTTGAATGTGATTACATTGTAATTAACGGATCGATGAATGGTAACATCGATACCCTACGTAACGAGATTATGCAGTTCGCTTCCTCTGTATCCTTCACAGGCGGACGTAAATACGTTATCTTGGATGAGGCTGATTACCTGAACGCTAATTCGACCCAACCAGCACTTCGTAACTTCATGGAAGAGTTTTCCAAGAACTGTGGATTTATTCTTACCTGTAACTTTAAGAATCGCATTATCGAGCCGCTACACTCTCGGTGTTCAGTAATTGATTTTGATATTTCTAATGAAGAAAAGCAGAAGCTAGCCAAACAGTTCATGAAGCGTGTTGGCACTATCCTAGATAAGGAAGGTGTTCAGTACGAGATGTCTGTGGTTGCTGAAGTTATCATGAAGCACTTCCCCGATTGGCGACGTGTTCTGAATGAACTACAGCGTTACTCAGCAACTGGTAAGATTGATTCTGGTATTCTTTCTAACATGAAGGAAGTCAATATCAACAACCTGCTCGGTTTCATGAAGAGCAAGGACTATACTAGCGTCCGTAAGTGGGTCGGGCAGAACTCCGACATGGACCATAACACGCTATTCCGTACTCTGTATGATAAGCTGTCGCCCGAACTGCAGCCTGGTTCTGTGCCTGCTCTTGTTGTTAACATTGCAGATTATCAGTACAAGTCTGCTTTCGTTGTTGATCAGGAAATTAATACAGCTGCACTTCTTGCGGAGATTATGGTCGGATGTTCTTTCAAAACCTAATTCTATATTTCAAAAAGTGTGTGATGTGCCACAAGCGTCTGAGTGGAAGCTACGCTGAAGTTGCATATCGTTACACTGATCCAGAAACAAATATCTCTGGGACAACGAGTACAGTTAAAATTTGTGAAAACTGTGCTGGTCTTTTTGAAAGAGTTAAAGATGCAAAAGAAAAAGCTGACAGTGTGGGAAATTTGGGCGAAGACGATTGGGAGTAAAATCGGTCCAAATGATAAAGATGCAGACATAGCAGCATTGCTTCGTTCTGTTTGGGTTGTCGTTCATATGATGACTTGCTTAATGATTATTTTGAATAACTCGCATCAGCTTGGGTGGTGGTAATGAATCCTTTTGATTATGTAAATGACATTCTGGGCAAGCAAGCGGACATTATGAAAGATGATCCGCTTGCCGAGAAGGATTATGTTCCCTTTCTAACCAACCGTGGACTTTCCTACGTATATGGAGCTGTTTGGCACGCTAATGAGATGAATCAGCGTCCTCAACTCGACAAAAAACTTCAGTATCACTATTTAATAAATATCGTGAAACCTATGAGGGGCAAACGTGAATCATGGGCAAAGAAGGTTGGAAGTAGTGATATTGATGCGGTAATGGAATACTATTCTTATTCCTATAAGAATGCCAAGGATGTCGTCTCACTTCTTTCTAAAGAACAGTTGAAGCATATAAAAACGGTTTTAGAAAAAGGTGGATTAAAAAAATGAATGTATTGGATACATTAGTTGAAGTGAAGTTGGCGGAGGAAGATGATTTTCTAAAAGTTAGAGAAACCCTCACACGTATTGGTGTTGCTTCTCGCAAAGACAAGAAACTGTATCAGTCTTGTCATATCCTTCACAAACAAGGTAAGTATTACATTGTCCACTTCAAAGAGTTATTTGCTCTTGATGGTAAGCCAAGCAATTTTTCTGATGAAGATAAGGGTCGTAGAAATACAATCGTAAATCTTCTACAAGACTGGGGATTGATCAAGGTCGTAGAGCCTGAAACGATCAAGGAACCAACTACTCCTCTTCGTCAAATTAAGATCCTTCCTTTCAAAGAAAAAGATGAGTGGGAACTTGTAACGAAATATAATATTGGACGTAGAGCAAAGTAGTTGACTTTATTGTAGTTTCATTATATAATAAGTGTGTGTGAATATGGAGACTACAATGTACGATTTTAACGTGCACGACCATTTGAAGAATTACGATGTACCAACTCTTAAAGACATTACAGACCGAGACAGACTCCCATTCGCCGTCTGTATCATTAATCTTGTGGGTGATCTTAACACGGGTATTATTATTCGTACCGCGAATCTTATGGGTGCGGAGAAAGTATTTGTTTTTGGTCGTCGTCGGTACGATCGTCGCAGTACTGTTGGATCTCATAATTATGTGGACGTTGTACAGGCTGGGGGATTTGATGATGATGGGTACGTCGATCCTGTAAAGTTTCACAAACTAATGACAGATAACAACTACACTCCTGTTATGATCGAAACAGGTGGTGCTTGCATTTCAACTTTTTCTACAGATAAGATAGATAAGAAGGCTTGTCTTGTGTTTGGTAATGAAGGCGAAGGTATTCACCCTGATATTCTTAGACAGGGAAAGATCTATTCTATTCCACAGCGAGGAGTAATTAGGTCACTAAATGTATCATCAGCAGCCTCTATTGCCATGTGGGAAGTGTCTAAGTCATTGATTTCATTAGATAATTAAATGCTTGACTATTACTGTAATTCATAGTATACTTACTATAATGATTGATTGAAAGGAGAAGTTATGGCTTGGGGAAATCCTCGAAGGATGAAATTCACCATCACTGCTTCCAAGGGTGCCAAGGTTCTTGAGACCAAGGAAACCTACTCGGGTACTGAGTCCTGGCAAATCTACGATCAGATGGAAGAAAAGTACAAGGGTAAAGCTGATATCACTTTCACTACAGGATTTTTAAATTGATGTCTTCCTCCGAATACTCTCTCCTCGCATGTTTCGTCGCTGAAGTTCAGACACTTGAATCGCAGATTGTGCGTGAACCCAGCTTAAAAAACATTGCAACTCTTATCACAGTTAAAAAGTATCTTGAAGAGCGTATCGCTCAACTGAAGAAGGGAATTTAATGATGTCTCGCACACTTCCAGCTGGTGTCTATGTTATTTCCGATCCTTGCTATGTGATCGATCGTGAAGACTATGACGTTCTTCTTGTGGAGACCAACTACTTTGGCGTAGACCGAGAAGATATCTGCGAACGTGGTGGTGGTATTTTTACAGATGGTAGAACTGGTCGGCAGTTTGCAGTTATGTCTACCATGTGGGGAGATGGCTATTTTCCTTCGAATGCAGGAAAGTCTTTTCCTGTTGATGCTGGTTGCATTGCATGTGTTCCTATTGAAATGGTACAGCCGCATGTTTCGGAAGATCCTGGTGTGATGAAGATCGTTATGGATAAGTCTTTTGATGTTAACTATGACGAAGGTACCATCATCTACGGTGATGTTGAGATCTACACAGGCGAAGACGGTGAAGGTTGGGACACACAGGAAGATAGTTTCTTCGACTAAAATAGTGCTTGACTAAATAGTGAAACTAGGGTATACTTAATTATAACTTGGAGATTGATGTGTTTAAGAAGCTTCTCGCTACTGTTGTCATCGGTACTACGTTGATGAGCGTCCAGCCAGCAAAGGCTGATGATATGGCTCTCGCTATTATCGGTGGTGTGATGGGTGGTTTTATTATCAACGAAGCTCTTCAGCCAAGAGTTTATGTATCGCCTCAGCCATATTATCGTCAGGAGTATATTCCACCTCCAGTGTATTATGCTCCTCAGCCTGTGTATAGACAGCCGTATTGTCGTTACGAGTATTATCGTGACAGCTGGGGTTATGTATACAATCAACGAGTTTGTTATTAAGTTTATTCCTCGATAGCTCAGCGGTAGAGCCGTGCACTGTTAATGCACTTGTCGGTGGTTCGATCCCATCTCGAGGAGCCAGTTTGGTGTAGAGAGTAGTTCAGCGGTAGAACTTTTAGTCGCTGGTTCGAGTCCAGCCTCTTGTCGGTGTAGTGTAGCGGTAACACGGCGGTCTCCAAAACCGCAATCTGGAGTTCGATCCTCCACACCTTCGCCAATTTTTTAGGATTATATTATGATCAAACGTGAAGATACCTTTGGAGTTGTTTACCGTAAAGTTTCTGAAGATTTACGAGTAACTACGGTTTTCGGCAAGAAAGAAATTCCAGTTAAGTTGTGTCTTTGTTGTCTGGAAAATCTACCTCTGTCGTCGTTTTATCTTGAATCAAAATCAACAAGAAAATATCCAAATCAAACTAGAAAATATTGTGTAGTTTGTTGGGACAAATACAATGGGAAAAAAGTTTCTCTCATTGATCAGACCCCGATACCTCGTGATCGTTCTAAGCCATCAAAAGATGGTGCTACAATAGATACCTTTTTTCTAGAGGAGTTTGTAAATGTCGATGCATCTTGAGAAGGCTTGGGTAACGACTACCAAGTTTAATCGTCGCACTCGTGATCGTGAACCTACCAAGGCTCAGCTCGATCATGAGAAGTGGCTGAAGAGCATGGGTGTTCACTCCACTCAGCTAGCAAACAAAAAGAAGCACGTCAACGCTATGCCTTCTTATGAAGTCGAGAAAAATGGCGAACTATCTAATAAGGTCGGTAATGGTTTTCGCATTACCACTGTCCTTGAAAATCTCAATAACGAAACTGTCGATGTACAGATGCAGATTCTCAAGAAGGCTGCTCGTGTTGCCCCAGCCTATAATAAGGGTGGCTATCAGTTGATTACACCTGGTGAAGATATTAAGACAATTGGCTCTAAGAGCAGGAGAGGTTAATTATGAGTAACGATAAGACTGTTGAGAAATATACTTTTCGGTATACGTTCGGCGATTATGATGATGCTGACAGACTAGATAATTGTCTCGAGTTTTCTACTGAAGGTTCGACTGTTACCGAACTTCTTGGTAAATTTGAGCAATTCCTTCGTGGTGCTGGATTTACATTCAAGGGTGAATTTGAAGTTGTAGATTATGACAATTTTAAGATTGTCCCAAGAACTGAAGGGAATGTCTATCCAGCAGGTCAAGAAGCTCGAAGCTCTTTTACTGGACCAGTTGAACTGACAAAGGGTGCTGAGTTTGGTCTCAATATTACTGGTGCTGATGATATTGCACGTTACCCAGACGAAGGTGTTGATGCTTGGCATCGCGGTAAGGTTGCTTATG